CTACATTTCTAAGGTGGTCTTTTAATAATATACCTGAAGAAGTTTTTTCGTTACAACAAGAATCCCATAAGGCTGGAGCACAATCCCCAAAGTATGAACCATAGAATTGAGCAAATACCCATTTGTTCTTAGCATGATATCTAATTTTACTTGTAACCTCATCTGGATCTAATTTAAATAATATACAAGCTTGATCCCTATGCATATCTGTGCTTGGATCTTTTAGATATTTTATCATATTAGGATCTTTATGATAACAAGCACTTATATGAACTTCCAACCCTGAATAATCTACTTCTAATAAACACTGCCCTTTTCTAGGTATTATACCACTCCTTACTATTTTTTGAGCTTCCAAATTCCTAATTGGTATATTCTGAAAGTTCGGTTGAGAGCTGCTGCCACGATAGGTGGTTACTGTATTAAGTAAAAAAGAAGGATGAATAATATCTTCAGCAGCTACTTTCATAAAACCTTCTAAGTATGTATTTTTTATTTTATACAATTTTCTATATTGTAAAATATTATTAGTGAAGGGTGTATTTATCTTTGATAATGCATCAGACCCCACATTCCCATTTAAAAATATATCATTACCATCATCATCAATTTCTATGCTCTTATATTTATATTTTTTATTTTTCATTAAATATGAATATATTAGCTTCTGTATGTGAGGGTTTGATCGTGGATTAAATTTTATGAAACCTTTATTCTCTCTCCATACAGTAGCTATTTCATTACTATTCTGAATTCTTTTCTCTAATCTATCTAATCTTTTTTGTAAAGTTTTACTTTTAGCTTTATAGTATTTAGTATCAATTGTTATTCCCCTATCCTCTACCTTACTGAATCCTAAAGCTCCATTATGTAATAATCTATATCCTTTAAATAAAGGACCATCCTCAATATGCTTCTGTTTTAACCATAATTTATAAGTATATTTAGAGTCAATCCCACAATATAATAAAACTTTATTAAATATATTTGGATGTGAATCCGCAATATCTTCTAAATTATTTTTATTATATAAACCACCTTTAGATTTTAAATATGTACTTACCTCCTTATCATAACCTAAAATACCAAATTCATTATAAATTTGACGTTTTAAACCTGTTATACCTGATCTATTGTCTATAATATGAGCTGCTAGCATGGTATCCCAATACCAACCTTTTACATTATATCCAAATATATTTCTTGTCCATAAATCCTCAAATTTCATATTGTGAGCTATTTTTGAAATTTTTGGATTAGTTAGTATAGCTTTTAATAAATTTCTAAACTCATCATCTTCAAAAATAGGAAATGTTATTGTTTTTATTTTTAAATCACTAATTCCTTTATATGCTATTGACATACAAACAATTTTATGATTATTAACATAAGGTTTTAATCCTGTTGTTTCATAATCAAAAGCTATTACTAATTTTTTTAATTTTAATATATCTTTAAGATAAAATTTAACTTCATTTATATTAGTTATTATATTAATATCATCTTTCGAATCATCTCTAATAAAAGGTTCATCCCACTCTATAGCATTTTTTAAATGATTATAAAACATATTACCTAAAGGTCTATTTCCAGAGTTTCTAAGTACATATGATGGATGATACGTCGGAAAAATATAACATCCAATATCTTGATCTGGTATAGAGAAACCAACCCACTTACCTATTGAGTCAATATTTATTCTATCTCCAATTAGGGATGATAGGGCTGAAGCTCCTAAAGTAATAATTTTTTTTGGTTTATATTTAATTATATTCCTAAAAATATGGGGGGAACAATGTTTTAATTCTGCATTTGAAGGAGTTCTATTATTTTCAGGTCTACAAATAACAGCATTATCTTTCCAACAATCATTATCCAGATCAATTAATAATTTTCTTAGTTCCCCTCTAAGAAGTTGACCAGCATCCCCAATTAATTGTTCTCCTTTAATATCTTCTTGCTGCCCAGGAGCCTCACCAATAAATAATATACCTTCATCACCATTCCCTGTACATTCCATCTTTGGTGTTAGACAATTTCCCCATAAACCACATTTCACACAACTTTTATTACTAGTAATAGATTTGGTCTCATTTAATGACATTTGTTTAGGCCAAAAAAATTTATCGTTCATATATAATCCTATAGTTTATTAATAATTTTTTTTATTCCATATGAATTCTTATCTAAACTATTTAAATTTTGTATAGCCAGATTAAAATAGGAGTCTTTTAATTCCATACCAATGAATTTTCTATTCATTTTTAAAGATTGATATCCTTCTGATCCTATACCAGCAAACCAAGATAAAACTAAATCATTAGGATTAGTATATAATATTAAATGTCTAGATATTGTATCTAATTGAAGTGGACATATGTGCCTTTCATCTTTATTATCTCTAGCTAATTTTACATTTAATGTATTTGTCTGTCTTATACTCATCCAAATAGGACTAGCATACTCACGCCATATTAAATGTCCTAATTTTTGATTATATGACCACTTACCTGTTTTTACATCAATATCATTTTTAGCTTTTTGTATAAGTTCTTTATATCCAGATCCATAATATTCAATAAAATCATTATGTTGTATTAACTTTTTATTTTCACCAGGTTTTCTAAATGTAAGAACATAATCAGGTAATCCCATACGACAGCATGAAGAATCTTTTTGAATTTGTTTAAACATTAAACCTTTACTTTTTGTCCTTGTAGCTTCAATTAAAGGATCTTTCCAAATACAAACTTCAGAATGATAAATAAAACCTGCTTCAATATGCATTTTTATTAATTGACCTCTAAAATCTTTTAATCCTATATATCCATCCCGCTCTTTCATTGCGGGAACATTCGCACAATGAACTGAAACTAATCTACCTGGTTTTAATGTTCTTAATTCCTCATTTATTATAAATTTATAATGTTCATAAAATTCACTTTCCTTAGAACTATTTCCCAAATCTCTACAATTATCAGTATATACATAAAGATTTAAAAATGGTGGAGAATATATAATATAATCAATTGAATTATCCTTTATTTTTTTTTCTGATATTTCAATACAATCCCCATTATACATTGTATATTTATCATTACTTATTTTTTTTATACTTTGTTCCTCTATATTAATACCCATCTCTATTTCTAAATTTTCCTTTAATATATTTTTAACTTTTTTTATCATATTATTATACATTTCATTAGCATTTTTTTCTTTTCTTTTTATATTCTCTAATACAGGACCTTCCCTTTTATCTATAACAATATATACATTTACATCTTTTGTTTGACCAAATCTCCAACATCTTCTTATAGCTTGATAAAAATATTCAAACGAATCAGATAAACCTAAAAATATTATATTATTACAATTTTGCCAATTCATTCCAAAACCAGCAATTTTTACTTTAGTAATAAGAGCTTTAATTTTATTATCTGAAAAATTCAACATAGATTTTATTTTATGTTCGTTTGAATCAGTACCAGTAATTTCTATTCCATTATTAATTAATTCTGTAGCTTTTTTTGATTCTGCATTTAATCCAGTCCATATTATAAAATTTTCATCTGATTTATTAACTATATCTGCTGCTAATTTAGCTCTCTGGTTTATAGTTTTAGTTCTTATCTCTCTTCTTCCATTTAATCCTATTGCCATTTCCTGAAATAATATATCTTTCCATCCATTTTCTTTTTTATGAATTATTTCTTTATAATATAATTTTGGTAATATAAATCTATTATCATTAAAACCAATATCATTCGGATTTCTTAAAATTATAGACCAAGAACATAACCATTCCCAAAATTCATTATTTGCCCATTTTTTAAGACGCCAATTTTGTGTACTAGATCCATCGTGTATAAAATATTTAGCTAACATTTTAGCTCTAGTACTTATACCTAATATTTCAGCATGATTTCCTATTTCAGTATAATCATTTGGTGATGGTGTAGCTGTACAACATAATCTATATTTTACATTTTGAATTTTATCTAATACTAATTGTTTCGTTTTTCCTGCAAAAGATTTATATATACTAGATTCATCACTTACAATACCACCAAATTCATTAAAATTAAATTTATGTACTTTTTCATAATTAGTTATATTTATACCACTTTTAACATCATTCTGATCTTTACATAAATTTACTTCATATCCAAATTTTATACCTTCATTTTTTGTTTGTAATGATACCGCTAATGGGGCTAAAATTAATATATTTCCTCCTATTTTATTTATTATTTGTTGACCCCATTCAAGTTGTTGAATCGTTTTACCAAGCCCACAATCTTCAAATAAAGCACATCTACCTTTCTTTATTGCATAATGAACTATTAATTTTTGCCATTGAAATAAGTTTCTATTTAAATTATTTATATTAACTTCAAAACCAAAACTATCTAATTTTTTCAATTTATTTTTTAAAAATTCTTTATATACTATCATTATCTATCCCATAGAAATAGGTGAAAAAGCCCAAATGTAATTATCATCATCTACCTTACTATCGATTATAACAGGGACTCCATCTCCAATATGTATTTTGGATGTTGCTTTTTCATTTAAATATGATAGTACTGTTAAGAAATAGGTACCATTAATTTCTATCGTCACATCCTCAGACTCAACTTCCCCTAATGAAACTTTAAAATGATGGGAGCCTTCTATGAATCCATCATTACCATGACTTTGTACATATAATTCTTTATTGTCTACTACAAAATTTATTATCTTATCTTTAAACATATTTAAAAAATATAATATTTTTTGTTTCACATCATCAGTTATTTCTACTTCTATTGTCACATTTTCCATCAACTTTGTTACTATATCATCACCTTCCACCGCTGTGGATAATTCATCTGGTTCTACTAATAATAATCTTAATTTCCCTTTTCCTTTTATATTTATATTCAACCATTTAGTATCCTTACTTATGTTATATTTAATTTCTTGACCTTCTTTTAAATTATTTAATATTTTATATAAAGATGATAAATCACTAAATCCTATCTTTAATTTAAATTTATCATCATCCGTTATTTTTGTATTATTACTTACAAATAAACAATTTAATTTATCTATAGATTGGATGGTTCCTGTACAATTATTAACTTCTAAAACACAAGCATCTATGATACCTGATAAATACACAGATTCTACTAAATTTTTAAAACTTTTTGAATTTAAATTTAACATATTTTTTTCCTTTTCTTATTTATATAATTTCCTGGATATCTCATTTTTTTTATCACCATAACCCCCAAAATAAGAATCTAGGTAGGGTTTGCTGATATCTAATGATTGTAATACTGTTATATTAGATTTTATATTTGATTTACCCTCTCTTCGTTTTAGAATCGAAATATTCATTATACCCTGCTCTTCCTCATCTGGGCTTTGATTTAAAGCTATTGCATGGGTAAGATGATTCATTTTTCTACCATCCTCAGATGGGTCACTCTTTTTTATTTTTCTCTCATGTGTTTCCTTGTTACTATGAGAACCGGTTATTACTACACTATGGGTTCTTTGTGCTATCCCTCTATGATATTCCCATGTTGTATTTATTTGATGTCTATATTCACTTATACCCCTTATAGGTGCCATAGCATCTGCATAGTCTGTAATTATTACATCTGGAATATAATGTTCAAAAAATTCTAGATTATTCATGTAATCTATAACATCTAGAATACTTTTAGTTTTTTGAGGAAAACAGATTAACTTCAATGATCCTTTTCTTATTAATTTTTTCATAGATTTAGATTTTTCAACAGCCATTCTCCATGTAGCTCTCTCTCTAGAAATTGCTTTATATTTTATTACCATTGCATATCTAGAATCTCTTTTACTTTTACATAAGTTACAAGATGAATATCGGGAGTTTGTTATTTCTCTTTCTTTACATTTACCCTTTTCATTATATTCACAATCAAAATAAGGTATTTTAATATTATTTGTATTAAATTTAGGCCTCCCTAATATCATCCTATAAATTATCTCTGGCTGTGTCATTTCCATACTTACAAATAGAACTTTTAAATTTGAAAATAATCCTCTAATGCCTGTTTCAATCAACCACCATGATTTCCCCCTACCAGCTGGACCTACTATACCAACAAAATCACCTCTACAAAAACCCCCAACTGCTTTACCCAAATCACCAGGAAGCTGAAATAGAATATCCTCACTATTTTCAAATGCTTCTATTGTAGCATTTCTATCCCCTAATACATCTACTCCTACTGACTGAGGTCTTTCTATTCTTTTAAATTTTGTTATTAGTGTTTCTGCCTCATCTATATTTCCAAGACTCACTTCAGTTTTTATATCTTGACTTAATATTTCTAAGGATCTTTTCTTTAAATAGGATTCAGCTTGATCTAATGCATATTGAAAATTAAATCTATCACTAGTCTCAAATGTATCTGATAAGTTTTCTAAAAAAACAGATATTAATTTCATCTGTTTATCTTCTGGATCATCCCTTGATTTGGATTCAAATATTTCTTTGATTATCTCTTTAGGTGCTAATTTATAGATATTGTAATATTCTAGACACCACTTTGCTAGTACCTTTGTATATGTAGATGTAAGTAAATCTATATCTAGTATAGTAGTTATACCTTTTATAAATTTATCACTTACTATCATCCCAGTTATTATATCTTTTTCGGCTTGTATGTCTACTGGAGTTCTTTTCCATTTTCCCATTTAATACCCTCTTTAACTTGGTTCATTAACCATATATCTTGGTGTAAAATTAATCTCCTCTTTAACTTGGTTCATTAACCATATATCTTGGTGTAAAATTAATCCCCTTTTTAAGTTCCATCGATGGTATAGTTGTTAATACTTTAGAACAAATTTCACAAGACTCTATTATAATAACATTTTTTGATAAATTTGGAATAACTTTAAATTTAAGAGTATTACCACATTTACAGTAAATATCTACTTCATTTTGTTTCAATTCAATCATCTTCACATTCCTTTTTTAATTTATAGGCAAGGAAGGCCATTATATCATAATCACATATAAAAAACTCCCTCCAACCCTCACCCTTTCCAAATATGTATACTGCTCGCTCCTCATAGAATTTATCTTTTTCCTCTTGTGTCCAATTATCTGGTAAATCATAGTCATCACCACCATAATCATAAGTACCATATACTTCAGATACTTTCTCTAATACATCCACTATTAATAATTTTTCTTTTTTTGTCATTCTTATTTTTCCATTTTTTATACATTATCATAAAACCATCATAACATTCTTTACACATGATATAATTATCCTCTATCCAGTTTTCTTCATCACATTCTTGTCTAAATTCATCATATATACGTTCTCCACCAGTTATTTCTATTTCAAATATATCATACTCACAAGTTTCTTTTTTACATAATTTACAAGTTTCTTTTTTCTTTTTTGTTAAATCTATAAATTCACGATCAAAATCCCCCCAGGGGGTTGACAACATCTACAATAATTATATCTTTCTAATTCTTTATCTGTCATTTTAAAAACTCTTTTATTCCAGATGATTTTTCTTCTTCTATTCTATGTAAATCCTTAAATTTAGATGTTATACTAGCAATCTCTTCAAACTTATCTCTTACTCTATCTAAATTATTACCCATTCTATAAATATCTTTATCAAATCTTCCCTCTGGATCTGGTTTACCATCAACAATAGGCCATAATCTAAGGGATCCAGCAGATATTTCATCAATAAGGTGAACATCATTATCTATTAATCCATACTCACACTTCATATCAATTAATTGAATATTATATTTCAAAAATGCTTCCTCTAAATAAATAAATACTAGCCTATTAATATCCATCATTATTCCATATATATCTCCCCTAGTTTTCTTTTTCATTATATATTTCATATAATTATTATCCAACATAGGATCGTGAAGGAGATCATCTTTATAATGAAACTGAGTTAAGTAAGAATTTAATTTTGAACCTAATTCTAATTTCAAATGCTTACCAGCCCATTCTAGTATAGAACCTGCAGCATATCTTCTAGTTACAACTTCTAAATTAATCTTTTGATCAAGTTTTTTTACTAAAGA